GATGGGAGCGAAGTGGTTCGAGAAGTTTGGCGCCGTATTCGGTGATGAAGCACATCTGTTCAAGGCCGCATCTCTGACGAAGATCATGAGCTGGCTAAAGAATGCTTGGTTTCGTATCGGAACAACTGGTACCCTTCCTGGCGGTGACGATGCCAAGATGAATAAGCTCGTCCTCGAGGGTGCATTTGGTCCGGTCTTTCAGGTGACGACGACGGCCGAGCTGATTGACATCGGCACACTGGCTCAGCTCAAGATTCACATGATCGTGCTGAAGTATCCGGAATCTCTGCGCAAGATGTATGGAGATCTTGATTATCAAGGCGAGCTCGACTTTCTGACCTCACATGATCCGCGCAATAAGTTCATTACAAATCTGGTCGCGGATCTAAAGGGTAACTCTCTGGTCCTGTATCAGTTCGTCGAGAAGCACGGTGAGCCTCTCTTCGAGATGATCAAGAAGAAGTTAGCAGGAACCAAGCGTAAAGTTTATTTTGTCTCTGGTGATGTGGAAGCCGAAGAGCGTGAACGCATTCGTAATCTGGTTGAGAAGGAAGAAGGTGCCGTCATTGTTGCATCCGTCGGCACGTTCTCGACCGGCATCAACATTCGAAATCTACATAACATCGTCTTTGCATCTCCGACCAAGTCTCAGATTCGAGTCCTTCAGTCGATTGGTCGTGGACTTCGTAAGACGGAAGATGATCGTCCGACGACCGTATACGACATCGCAGATGATCTCTCGAAGAAAGGCAATAAGAACTACACGCTGCAGCACGGCATCGAGCGAGCCAAGATCTATACAAAAGAGAAGTTTGACTTTGAGGTGCATGAAGTTCCGATCTCATAAATAATTACATGACACCGGATCTTAAGCAATATGTCGACTCATTGGACATTCAGGTATATCGAATGATCGACGGCTCGATTCTCTTGGCCGAAGAACAGCATCGCGACATCGTAGATAGTTATTTGGTCCTGCAGCGTCCCTTGCAAATCTGTCAAGTCATTCTCGAAGAACGGGTCAAGACGGCCTATGTGCCTTGGATGCCTGGAACCGGAGAACATGTGAAGGTGAATCTCGATTGCGTGATCGCTGAGGGTGATGCGACCTTCGAACAGAAGTTTGCCTATTCTCGTTATTACCTTCTCACTCACTTGCAAAAGTATCTATCGCCAGAGGACTTCAATTCCGTTATCGAAGAGAATCAGCAGGAGCAGAAGGAAGCATCTGATATGCCCAAGGTAACTCCATATCTGAAGCACGAACTCTCGAAGCAGAAGCGATTCAATCTGAATTAAGATCTCGCAGTCTGCTTCTGTTATTCTTCTGTTAGCCTTAGTCTGATCTAGTTTGCCTTGACTATCCCCTGTCCTCTGCTGTAAGCTGGATCTATTGTACAGTCATTTTAGAATGTGTACATGTCTAAATTACAACTAGCTTAATCAATATCATTGTAAAACTTTAATGTACTTTTTGAAAAGTTATGATATTATGTCTACATGAAAGATAGCATCACAACAGAACCAATTAAAAAAATCAAACCTTCTGAACGTCCTCATTACGTTAACAATGCTCAGTTCTCTCAGGCCATTGTCGATCACGTCATTCTGGTAAAAGCCGCAAAGGCCAAGGACAAACCTCTTCCACAGCTTTCCGAATATATCGGCACCTGTCTATTGAAGATCGCCGAGGGCCTCTCTCGTAAACCTAACTTCGTTCGATATACCTATCGTGAAGACATGGTGATGGATGGCGTCGAGAATTGCATTCGCGCCGTGGCCAATTTCAATGTGAATGTTGGAACACGAACCGGATTGCCAAACGCCTTTGCTTACTTCACGCAGATCTGTTTCTTTGCATTCATTCGTCGCATTCAGAAGGAGAAGAAGTCACAGGATATTAAACTCCTTTACATGGAATCGGCGGGGATCGAAAACTTTGCCAACTTCGGCGAAGGCGATGCCGGTGACTCTCCCTCGGTTGGCGAAGGAATCGTGGAACGTGTTCGTCATAAAGTCGAGCAGATTCATAAACGAGATCAGGCCGTCAAGGCATTTGGCAAGACGATTAAGAAAGGCAAGAAGGCCAAGAAGTCAGCCACGTCATCTCTTGAGTTGTTCTCTCTGATAGCCTAACTATTATATGCTCATCGCGATAATCAATGACACCCACGCCGGTCAGCGCAACGCCTCTGACGTGTTTCTCGATTACACGGACAAGTTCTATCGCGATGTGTTCTTTCCGTATTGCAAGGAGCACGGCATTAAGACGGTCATTCATGGTGGTGATTATCTCGATCATCGTAAGTACGTAAACTTCAAGGCTCTTCATCGTACTCGTAAGGCGTTCCTCGAACCTCTCGCTGAGAATGGAATGAACATGATCATCATTCCTGGAAATCATGATGTGTATTTCAAGAATACAAACGAACTCTGTGGATTGCGTGAGGTCCTTGGATACTTCATCGAGAACGTTGAGATCGTGATGAAGCCGACCGTGAAGCAGATCGGCGGCCTTGATCTGGCATTCCTTCCATGGATCGCGCCAGACAATTATGCGGAGTCGATTGAATTCATCGCCAAGGCTCCCGCGCCGATCCTGATCTCCCATCTAGAACTGGCCGGATTCGAAATGATGAAGGGACAGCCGGCCTCCGATCATGGAATGGATGCCTCGCTATTCAAAAGATACGAGATGGTCCTGTCTGGTCATTATCATACCAAGTCGACACGCGAGAACATTCATTATCTTGGCACTCAGTTCGAACAGACATGGGCGGACTGTGAAGATCCAAAGTTCTTTCATGTCCTCGATACGGACACTCGAATCCTTACGCAGGTAAAAAATACCTTTACTCTGTTTGAACGTGTGGTGTATAATGATGAACGACAAGATCCAGACTCGATCGACGTGACAGGATTCAAAGGCAAATATGTTAAGGTCATTGTTGCCAAGAAAAGCAATCCAAGTAAGTTCGATCGATTCATTCAACGCATTCAGGATGCCGGACCGATCGAGCAGCCAAGGATCGTCGAATCATTTGATGAGTTCACATCCGATCGTGTTGAGGATCAGCAGATCAATCTCGAAGACACAGGCAAATTATTACACACATATATTGATGCCACTGAGACATCACTCGACAAAGAACGCCTGAAGTCCATGATGCAGGAACTCTATGTTGAGGCTCAGTCGGCAGAAAACGCTTAATCATGTTAACCTTTCGTTCCGTCTCATTCAAGAACTTCTTATCGACCGGCGATGTGCCTATCACAATTCGCCTGGATCAAAGTCCTACGACTCTGATCGTCGGTGCCAATGGCGCAGGCAAATCCACGATGCTCGATGCAATCTGCTTTGGCCTATTTGGCAAGCCGCATCGTGACATCAAGAATCCGCAGCTCATCAATTCCGTGAATGGAAAGAACTGCGAGGTTCAAATCGAGTTCACGATTGGCCAAGATAAGTATCGAGTCGTTCGTGGATATAAGCCGTCCGTGTTTGAGATCTGGAAGAACGGAACACTTCTGAATCAAGAATCACATTCACGTGATTATCAGGCCGTCCTCGAGACAAACATTCTGAAGATGAACAAGAAGTCGTTCAATCAGATCGTCGTCCTTGGAGCAGGCAACTTCGTTCCATTCATGCAGATGCCGGTATGGGATCGTCGTGGAGTGATTGAGGAACTCCTCGACATCTCCGTGTTCTCGGACATGAACACATTGATCAAGGAGAAGTTGGCCAAGTCTCGTGAGGATCTGAAAGAGACAGAGAATCAATTGGCCATCTTCAAGGAAAAGGTCAGACTGCAATCCAAGCATTTGAATGATCTCAAGCAGATCGATGCGAATAATGCACAGACGATTCAGAATGAGATCTCGGTCATTGAATCTCAGATCGCCGTCAAACAAGATGAGGCGAATGGATATCAATCCACGATCGATGCCAATATGAAGGTCGTTACGGCCGCTCAGAAGGCGGCGCAGAAGAAACGTCAGACTCTGATCGGATATCAAACACAGATTCAATCCAATCTCACGAGGATTCGTACGGAATCCGAGTTCTATCAAAAGAACGACGAGTGTCCGACATGTCAGCAGAAGATCGAGAATGATATCAAGGAACGAAGGACACATCAATGCTCGACCAAATCAACTGAATTCAATGACGGTCTCTCGAAATTGAATGAAGCGCTGACTGAAGCGAATGATGAACTTGATAAGTCAAATGCTCGAATCAGCGAGATGATGGCCGTGCAGTCGTCCTTGTCGACCGTCAATGCAACGATTCAATCGTTTCGAAATCAGATGACATCTCTGAATAAGAAACTCAAGGATGTGGCCGTGACGACGGATACCAAGCAAGCCGAGGATGAGCTGCTGGTCAGTCAGCAGGAACATCTGCGTCTCACTCAGGGACGTTCGAATCAAATAGACGAACGTTCTTATCTGGATGTCATTCAAGAGATGCTGCGTGATACGGGCATCAAGGCGAAGGTGATCAAGCAATATGTGCCGCTCATGAATAAGTTCATCAATCAATATTTGTCCGTCCTTGACTTCTTCGTCTCCTTCACGCTGGATGATTCATTTAACGAGACGATTCGTTCTCGTCATCGGGACGACTTCTCATATGCCTCATTCTCCGAGGGGGAAAAGATGAGGATCAATCTTGCCATTCTTTTTACGTGGCGTCAGATCGCCAAATTGAAAAATCATAATGCGACGAATCTTTTGATCCTTGACGAGACATTTGATTCGTCTCTGGACGGTGATGGCGTCGAGAATCTGCTTCGAATCCTCAACACACTGACGGCCACCAACGTCTTCGTCATCACCCACAAGCCGGATGCGATGGCCGATAAGATGGCGGCCAAGCTGGAATTCGCTAAAACCGGCAACTTTTCAGCCCTCAAAACGTAACAAATCAGCGCGGACTCATGCAAGTGGCTGATTTACAACGTGAAAATAGTTTCATTTTGTTGTGTACATTGACGGAAAGTGTGATATACTTATATCATGATCGAGCAAGTCAATATGAATCAGCAGGGGATGCTGGCCAAACTCTTGGCCAAGGAAAATCTCCGGATCCAACATGGCAACTACGCCACGGCGTTCTTTGACACCAAGTCGCGTGTCCTTGGCCTTCCAATGTGGAAGACGTCAGGCAAGAACGTTTATGACTTGCTCGTCGGACACGAAGTCGGCCATGCCCTCTTCACTCCGATGTCTGGCATAGAAAAGTTCCGTCAGGAACTCCCCGAGGTGCCATTCGACATCTGCAACATAGTCGAGGACATTCGCATCGAGCGGATGATCCAAGACACGTACCCGGGCCTCGCGACAGCGTTTCGTCAAGCATACGAGACGCTGGTCGCGGATAATTTCTTCGGCATCAAAGGCAAGGACATCTCCAAGATGAATTTTGCCGATCGTCTCAATCTTCATGCCAAGGCTGGCAAAGCCGTGGCGGTCAATCTGACGGCCGATGAGCAGGCGATTTACGATCGCTGCATCAAAGCCCAGGACTTTGACGAGGTGATCGAGATCTGCAAGGACATCGCTCATCTGGTTGGCAAGCGTAAGGAAGACGAAGCTGGATCTCCGGCGGCTGGCAAGTTCGATGGTGACAAGCAGGAGGATGCTCCTCAGGCTCCTTCAAACGAGGACTCCGGCGATGAGGCTGAGAACGAGGATTCAGGATCTTCCGAAGGATCCGGCAACGACTCCGAGCAGGACTCGGCCGACGAATCTGACAATGATGGCGAGGCCGATGGCGGCCAGCCGTCCGACGAGCAGGCTGAAGATTCTGACGAACAGGCTCCGACGGCTGGATCTCAGGCTGGCAACACGACACTTAAGGACGAGCTCACGTCATCAACGGCCGCTGCGTTCGAGCAGGCCGTCAAGTCGATTCAACAGACCGATGACTTCGCCCACTTTCTCGCCCCTCGTAAGGAAGCGGTCCTCAATTCGATCACTCCCTATGCGAAACTCCTCGAGGCTCGTCAAGCCAAGCCTCGCTATGCGGCTTACATGAATCACGCGGCCACCAAAGCCCACTACGCAGAAACCAAAGCGTCTGCGAAGAAGTACGTGGCCAGTCTGGCTCGCGAGTTCGAAATGCGCAAGGCGGCTCATCAGTATTCTCGAGCGTCCGTCGCCAAGACTGGCACGCTCAATATGTCCAAGCTCCATTCATATCGTTACTCGGAGGACATCTTCAAGTCGATCACCAAGTTGGCCAACGCCAAGGATCACGGCATGATGATGTTCGTCGACTATTCGAGCTCGATGTGTCACTCGCTCGGCTACGTTCTCGAGCACACGGTCAATCTCGTCATGTTCTGCCGCAGTCTCAACATTCCGTTCGAGGTGTATGGCTTTACGAATCCGGCGCAGGCCAAGATG